GTTGAGGTCTCGAATATGCCAAAACAGGTTAGTCGTGGTTGTCTGAAGAAATTGTATCATGGTTTTTCAAAGCTTATAGTACAAGAAAAAATGGTAAAGAATCGACCCATGAAATTTTCTGGGTTACGCAAGAATACCCAGGTTGTTATTAACAGGGACGTTTTTGGTCTTCGATTCTAGGGATAAAAATTAGCTTATTACATCGCTACTCATATGAACATAGAGGAGCGTATTAGAACAATCAATAGAAACATGGACCTTAGGAGACGTTTGGGTTTTCATAATTTTTCTCCCACTCCCGTCAACCATGGTGTTGGTGTGGAAATGACAATGAAGTTCATTATTACAGGTGCAAATGGAAATAAAATGCAGATTGGTGGCCCTAGAAGCGGGGGACATCCCACTGTTCGACTTATTGGTGATTGTTATAACAATTAAGCTTCTCATCAAGCAGTTAATTGGCTTAGTCAAGGAGAAACGCGGAGATTCCTAGTTGTCGGTTCGAAATATACCGCAGTTAATACCCAAGCAATTCAATACGGGTGTGCAAATCGAATATTGCATATGCGAGCTGAGTTGCAAGACCAAGATGTTGCTTATAATGGGGATCATGATCATGTTAGAGTTGATTTGGCTGGATTTGCTGGTAGGGCTAACAGACCAAATCAAGACGTGCCTATGGTTCTTTTTGCAAACGACAGATACCTCAATTTAGAATAATTTTTAGTCACCTATAACGAGCATCCAGCCAGGTATCCCACTAACACTTTTCGATTTTTGTTTACAGATTGTCATTATTATTTCACCAGGCTTGCGATTGTGAGATCTATGTATTGTTACATGGCTGGTGCGATGCATCCTATAATTCCAGGGATTTACCAAATGCCGGGAATGGATGGACCTGTTACCGTTTGGGTAGACGAAGAGGACTAACTCTCGCTTGAAATGATCCCAACAGGTGGGAACAAGTATAACCACAAGGTTGCTATCCCAAATATCGATGTTAATAATCATAGCACGTTTTGTGGCATTACTTGGTTCACGGGGTCTGGTTTGGTTCGAGATAAGCTTGCATTTGCCCACAAGTATTATTCTGCATTAGATTAAAAGGCCTATATGCTAAAAGTTTTGAAATATAAGGGGATGAAGCACCAAATATAACACGCGAAATTAGCTCATGCATGCTCTGGGTTTAACTATAAGAGCACGTTGAGTATTTGGAGGTATTCAGATGACGAGCAGTAAAATTACAATAGGGCTCGCGTTGACGCAGCCAACCATCTGTATTTTGAAATGATTAACAGACTGACATTAAATGACCGCATGGCAGAAGCCAGACAATTGGGCCACAATGAATCAACTGTCATGAACATGGAAAATGGATTAGCTCGGGATTAGTTTAAGGTTTCCGGTTTAGCCGAGCTCATGATCAAGCGGAAACCTCTTAAAGATAATAAGAAACTTATTCGATTGTTATTAAATAAACTGAAATTGTTCGAGCAGAAGCATCCATGGTTATTAAAATGTTCCAAGGCTATATTGTTGACTTACGTAATGCTGTTGACTAATTAAATCGTTAAGGCAATAATTAGAAATATATTCCCTAAAATCTTCCCTTAAACACTTAAAAATATTATTGGAGAAGTGCTAATTAGTAAATTTATCAACATATTGATCTAGAATAAATTTGCTATGCTCCTGCCTAAGTTTCTAGAAACTATCGTTCACATGATTTTCTTCAATGATAAGACCTTGTTGATTCTTGGAACTATCCTATCTGTTGCTGCCTATAAATGCCACCAAATGCCACCTCGTAATACATTCGATCCAGCGAAAGGCACTCTTGAAACTGCTAATTAAACTTATACATTATGCAAGAAGGTTTATACTTTGTCAGGCTTGAATGAACCCGTTGCTAAGTAAGAAGTCAATTGTGAAAGGCTCCGAATCACTCCTAGTCGCTAATATTTCGTGTACAAATATTGTGATCTTAACGCAATGCGAGGTAATCATAATGTTGTTTCCATTACCTACGCAAATCGATAATTGTATATTGACAACATAATCCTAGAACGATAACTAGGTTTTAAACCCAAAGACTGCATTTATATCAGTGGAATCCACATATTTATTAATGGAAAATTGGTTCACGTTTATTAACATAGTCCTGAAAGTTTGAATAACGGATAAATAATGCTTTCAGGTCGTCAGATAGCAACCCGCCTTCGCGGAGATCCTTAATAACTCATTAGATTTGATGCTTATAGCAAAGATAATATAGACAAATTGGTGTAATACATGCGGAATTGTGAAGTGGAAGTGGTCACCGTCTAATAATTCCTGTAGGAGAAAAAATAATGGACAAAAGCAAAGAAAATGAAATATCAAAGTAATATCGATAGGCAAATGATTTCCACTAAGAGCAGTGATTTTACTTATTATTTTTAAGCTATGGGAAAACGTGGATAACAATACTACACTCAAGATGAAGATGTATTCAAGGGTGGGCGCCGGATCGAAGGAGTTAGTGACCGCCAAAGACTGATCTGGAACCCCAGCAATAATTTATGTGGACTTTTAACGTATGTCTAGCACTGGGTCATGCGTTGTGTGAAGTAATTCTATCCAGGATTTTGTCAAGGTATGACAGGTGACTAAATGACTTAAACTACTAGAAAGTTTGTTGACAAGATTACATAACCTGTCTCTTTGAATATGGATGGCTCAAACCATGATGGTCATTAGCTAGTTGAATTGTTAAGATCTGTTGATAATTATTTTTGGAATTCTATCAGACGAATTCTTTGTTAAAGATTCCCTAATTGTGATAGATTTGCCATTGATCAAATTATAAAATAGGCTACTGATTAAGAGAGCTAATTGTATTGTTATGACTATTCGAAAAAGGTTAGGCCGAGATAGGGTTGGGATCGCAGATATGTTATACGAGGTACCACTTTCTCTGGACATCCAACCAGGACTACATTGGGAAATACTCTTCGTGTTCTCTATTACTTCCATTTTTATTTAGGATAAGAAGTTTTTTGTAAGATGGACTCACCTCGTGACTATTTTATCTTTGTTTCGGGAGATGATGTAGTTCTGTGGGTTTGCAGAGAAAAAGCAGATTTTTGTAAGGCCGCAATCTCTAGACAAACATCGACGCACAAAGGTCTCAGATTTGTTGGATTGGGTTAGTGCATCACGAAAATTGATCAAAGGTAATGGTGGGACATCGATTTTTGTTCTAAGTGGGGGTTTTATAACAGTTCAACTGATTAGTGGATTTTGACTAGAAATTATTCTAAAGCCCTGTTCACGTCTAAATACTACACAGGCACTACTGATTGGATTGTATAAAATCCAGAAGAGCACTCTTTGGCAGTTGGTATGAGCCTTTTAATAGGCAATCCCTTTCCATTGATCTGTGAGTTAGCTAATGCTAGGATTAGAATGTCTGGTAAGGCTCCAGATTAAAAATTTTATGAAAAAGCAGCGAAAAAAATTTATGCATACGGTTTGAGAATGGATGCCTCATCCAAGACTTTCAAATTTGACGATTAAGTGCACTGTCAATTCTTGGAGAAGATGGATCTTAGTTATGTGTAGTACATGAATCTGTACACATAGTTGTGTGAAATTCAACATATTGGTGAATCGGTCTCATATTGAATACTGTTTTGATTCTCTTTTATTTGTTTTTTACTTATTAATTATTTAATTATTAATTTTTTCAACGACGATTGATCACGTCTTTATTTAAAGATCACTGATTGACGAGTTTTCTGGTAGATTACAGAGAAATCTACTCGTGGCGTTGCGTACAACCACCCTCACGTGACCCGATTTTTCGGAGGGAGTGAGGTCGAATTATCGTGGACTTATCTACTTTAGTTCAAACGTCTAGTCTGACGCAAACAGACCCCTGACAGACGAGTTTTCTGGTAGATTACAGAGAAATCTACTCGTGGCGTTGCGTTCAACCAACTTCAAACAATGGTTTACTGAGCTACCGTAAGTAATTCATTGTTTGAATAGATCTGATGTCTTGCTCAGAAGTTGGTATTATGCATTCATAATACCAGGGTTTGAGCCTTACTAGGATAATGTCCGATATGACTTTAAATGTTCAC